GGTAAGCCCGAGCGTGGAGAGGTTGACGCTCGGCGGGATGTAGATCGTCGATCCCGGCACGATGTTGCCGGTATAGCCCGGCTCGCCGAAGTCGGCGTGCGTCTGCGGCCATGCGATGCCCGTCGTCCAGTTGGTCGAGGTATCCGAACTGGTCTGCTTGAGCAGGCTCGCATCGCAATAGAAGCTCATGACGTGCAGGATGGCGCCCGCCGTCAGATCGCTTTCCCGGATCACGCCGAGATTATCATCACCGCCGGCATTCCCGGTGACCGCATCCTCGCACACGCCGCAGGTCAGATTGATCTCGCCCGAGGTGCAGGTAATACCGCCCGAGATATCGGTCCCGTTGTTGTACGTGCATTGGCCGAAGCGATAGGACTGATTCGGCTTGGTCTTATCGAAGACACCGATGTGCGTGAACGTAGCCGATGGCGAAAGCACGGAGCCGGCGGGAATGTGCAACTGCACCGATTGCGCGGGCGAGCCATAGGTGACGCTCACGAGCGGATCGCTCGATGCGCCCACATAGATGTAGGCGCCATTGGTGGCACCCGAGCGCACCTGCAACGGGAAACCGGACGAGATCAGGTTCAGCGTATCGGAGTCATTGTCGCCGCTGGCGACGGCTCCTGTGCCCACGCGGGTGTTCCACGCGGAGTCATCAGACGCCGGCTGCATGTACGGCTCGCGGGTGGCCAGCACAGCAATCGGAATTGCAATGCCGATCTGCGGGCGATCGCGCACACCATCGTCGAACAGGACAAAGACCTGATCGTTCGCGGCCGATGCCGGCGCCGTATAGACGATGCTGCCGGCAGCCGTCTGGCAGTTGGCGAATGTGCCCGAGAGCGTTACCGATGCCGTGCCATTGCCGGCGCCGCCGGTCATCGACAGCTTGCCCGCCAGGCATGTCACCGTCAGCAGGCATGTGCTGGTTGGCGAGGGATCGGTGATCGTGATGCCCGAGAGAGTGAGCGCGATGCCGACGCCTTCCGCGCCGGCCGCGGGCCCCGTGATGGTACCCGTCCCGTTCGTCTGCGAATAGGTACCGCTGATGGTATTCAGCAGCGGGAAGACCGGCGCCGGCGTCGCCTGCGTGGTGGTAGGCGAAGTCGCCGTCGATGTGGCGTTCGCCGCCACCACCTGAAAGTCGTAGTTGATGCCGGCATTCAGGCCGGTGATTGCCAGCGTGGTGGCATTGATCGGGCTGCCGATGTTCAGCCACGCCGTCGTATTGCCGTGCGGCCTGGCCTGCATCTGGTAGGAGATCGTGGGCGATCCACTCGATGCCGCCCAGGTGGCGGTCATGCCGGCGGAGGCCACGCTCGTCATTACGGGCGCGCCGGGCGCAGAGGGCGGCACGCCCGAGAGCACCGCTGTGCTCTGCGTTACCGGATCGCTGTCGAAGGTGCCGGCGGCGTTGATGGCCGTCACCCGGAAGTCGTACGGCGTGGCGCCGGTCAGCCCGGTGATCGTGATGCTGGTCGTCTGGATGGCGCCGCCGAACAGGGTCCAGCTTCCCGCGCCGCTCACCCGGTAAGCGGGCTGGTAGGACAGCGGTGCGGACCCTTCCAGGGGCACGCCCCAGCCCAGCGAGACGCTGCTGGCGGTGGGATTGGAGGGCGCCAGACTGGTCACGGCAGACGGCGGCGCGCCCGGGTCGATCGCGACGGCAATGCTGATCGAGGATCGCACCGCCGCCGGGTTGGTGAGCGCCACGGCGATCGTATCCGACCCTGCCGGCGCAGGGGCGGTGTATCGCAGAGTCAGCAGCGCCGCTTGCAGCGCCGGGACGGTCCCGGCCACCGAGAGGCTGGCAGTCCCGTTGCCCGAGACATTGGCGGCGGTGATCGAAAGCGTGCCCTGCCCGCACGATAGGCTGAGCGTGCAAGCCGAGGTGCTGCCGGCCGAGGCGCTGGCTATCGTGACGCCCGTCACGGCGAGCGTTTGCGCCTGGATGACGGAAGCCTTCTGCGGGCCGGCTACAGCCGGATCGGTCGATACCGTCGCCTGATGCCCGGCCACGAACCCATCGAGCGGATTGCCGATCTGGTCGGTCGTAGCGTCGGTGACGAACGCCGCTGCGTCCGTCGTGCCGAAGTTGTTGATGGCCAGCAGGTCGAAGTCATACGGCGTGTCCGGGTTCAAGCCGGTGAAGGTCACCGGCGGCCCGGAGACGGGCGAGCCGAAGTTGATCCACGCAGTTGTGCCCGTCACCCGGTAGCGCGGCTGGTAGGTCGTTCCCGACATTCAGGATGGCGTCCAGTTCAGGGTGACGGTCGATTGCGTCTGCGCCGTGGTGTCGAGGCCGGAAGGCGCTGCCGGCTGCTGGCCGCCCGAGCCGCCGAAGGATGCGTGGCCGAACGAGCGCGATGTGCCGATGCTCGATGGCAGCACCGATAGCGTGGTGCTCGGAGGCAGCGCGCCGTGGCCGGCGGCCGTGCCGCGGGCGAAGATGGTCGTCGTGCCGTAGCGATCGAGCGCGCCGCGCGAGCGGGCGACACCACGGGTGGCCATCAGCGTCATGGTCATGCCGCCCAGCGCGCCGCGTGCCTTGGCCGCACCGCGGCCTATGATGGTGCCCGAGAACAGGATGGCAGCGCGCGCCGTAGCCGCCCCACGGGCCGCCAGGGCCGTCAGCGTGGCCGAGGATACCAGGGCCAGGGAGAGGCGCCCGGAGCTTGCCTGGCGCGACGAGGCGACCGCCGTGGCGGCGGATGCCCCCGACCCGGCCACGCCAGCGGCAAGCCCCTGCGTCCATGCGATCGTCGCCGCGGGGATGGTGGCCGCAATGGTCGAATAGATGGCATCGTCGGTGACCGCCCCGGCGATCATGGCAGGCGTGATGTACTGAATCGCGCCGGAGCCATAACCGCCGGGGGAGTTGGTCACCCCCACATGCAGGTTGCCGTAGCCGGCCACTTTCGCCACGCCGCCGCCCGAGGGGCGAAACGCGGTGATGAAGAACTGGAACGGCAGCAGAAGATCGCCCCAGCCGCCGGCTACACCGTAGCCTACGCCGCCCAGGTTGTAGCCGCCGGTATCGGAGGGATTCCGCGGCTCAAATATCTTGGGCGTGATGCCTGTCAGATCGACGAGCGCCTCGGAGACGGCGGCCCGGGTGGCGCGCGGCCTGAGAATCTCCCGCTTGATCCTGGCCGCGAAAGCCGCATCCGGCTCGTTCAACTGCCGGCTCATCCGGCCGGGCGCGAAAAAGTCGGAGGATATTATGTCAAGCCAGATCCCCGAGGCGGTGGAGATCCGCGCCTGGCTCTTGGCATAGGCGAGCAGCGCGTACAGCCATGCCCAGGTATCGGCCCACCCGGCGAGGATGGCCGAGAGAATCGGCACGTCGTCGGGGAACCATCTGGCCGGCAGCAGCTTGCGCAGTCGGCCGATGAAATCGGCGGAATCACCCACGGCCATCGGGCGATCACTCGATGGTCACGACGCCGGCCTTGGCGACGCCTGTAGGCGCGATCACCACGTCGCTCGTCGAGCCGTTCAGCGTGACGCCCGTCACGTTGGCGATGCCCGCGCTGGCGCCATAGATCACCTGAATGATGCGCGTAAAGCTCACCGAAATGCCGATTGGCAGCTTGTCGATATAGGCGGTGACCGCATCGACGATCGGCCCGAGCATCAGCGCCTTGTTGAATCCCGATGCCGCTGTGATCGAGGCCGAGATCGTCACCACGGAGACGGTCGGCGCGCGCACCGTGAACGAACTGCCGATCGGCCGTACCGGGTCGATCGCCGCCGTCACCGCCGATAGCAGCGAAGCCGGCGGAGCGCCCGAGCCATCGTCCACCGTGACCGTGAAGGTGCCAACGCTCGGCACGTTCTCGGCAATGAACCATGTCAGGCCCCCTTGGACCTGGCTGATGGCATATTCAACCGCCGCGTCCGTGGCCCGGGAGAGCGAGGCGATGAAGTTCTGGAACCGCGCCTTGACCGCATCGTCGCTCTCGGCATCGGCGCCATCGGTGAAGGCGCTGGCGTTGGTCACCGTATCGACGCCTTGCAGCGACGAGGTTATCAGCGAGATCGCGCCGGCGCCGACGTTGCTCGCCAGGCCGGAGGTCAACGCCTGGGCCGAGGCCGTGACGCTTGCCTGCCCGTCAGCCAGAGGATAGCCGTTCAGCGTAGGCGAGTAGGCGCCGTTGGCTGCATCGGCGATGACGACGAAGGATTGCGTGAGATCGGTTGTCGAGGTTGTCGTGCCTACGGGCACGATGGCCGTGCCGTTGGCAAAATAGCGGGTGAACGTCTCCTGGCCGTTCGATGGCTTCGCCGGCAGCCGCGTGAGCGTAAAGTCGCCCACGAAAGTATCGACGTCATTCCCCTGCGAGGTCGAAAGCCGGGTAGCTTGCAGCGCCAGCAGGATCAGCCATTGCATCCACAGGCCGATGCCAGCGTTTGCTTCCAGCAGCGCGCGCACCACCGATCCTACCGAGAGGTCGATCAGTTGCTTGCACGAGGCCTGCATCGCAGCGGCCGACCCTTGCACAAGCTGCGTGGCCGATCGGAGAGTCAACGTCGGCATTGGCCCTCACGGCGATATGGGGAATTGCAAGGGCGTGGCCTGCCCGGTGGTCGAGTCCGCGTAGGTGATCGAGCAGATTACCAGCCCCGCCTTGTCGGTCGCGAAGCGGATTGTGGGTGCCGGTATCTTCGCCACTGCGGATTCGAGGAATATCTGCGACTGCACCAGGGCGGTGAGCACGCGGATATTGAGAGGCTGGCCGATGAACCGCGCGAGGCCGGCGCCATAGCCCGGCTGCCAGATATACTCGCCGGGGTTTGTTAGCAGCCGCCGGATGATCCGTTGGTTGGCAAGGTTGGCGATCGGATCGGATTCCGGACTTGATCCTCCCACGCTCAGCAAGTCGCCGCTGGCATCGACGATGAGGTCTCCACCCCATATTTGGAACAGATCAGCCGCCATCGAGGTCAATCCTGCTGGACTGGCGGCCCTTCGCTGTCACCATGCGAATCCAGGCCATGATTGTGCCCATTGTAGGTCTGCCGCAGGTTGTCGAGCGTATTGTGGAAATCCTTTACCTGCCCCGCGGTCGTCATGTTGCCACGGCCGGCGCCGGCCTCGCCCGTGGCGTTGAAGTCACCCTTGGCGATCACGTCCTCATCGCTGGTGATTGTCTGCGTGGTCTCAAGCGTGCCGTTTATCTGCACGTTGCCCTTGATGACAAAATTGCCGTCCGAGGTAAGGCGCATGAACGAGCCGGACTCGTGGGCGAACAGGAACTCGCCGGGCTGACCGTTGCTGGTATCGCCCTGCTGCGTCTGATCGACGTACGTCTTGGGCGGCAGCATGGCTTGCGAGAACAGCCGGGAGACGATGATGCTGTGCTCGGTGTTGCCCTCGGCGGGCACCAGCAGAACTTGCTCGCCGGGGGAGGGCAGGGAGACCGCGCCCCAGCCGCCGCCGGCCATCATCGTGCCGATCGGCAGCCAGCCCGATAGCACGCCCTCCGGCTGGATCATCACCCGCGCCGAGTGGTTCGCCGGATTGACGGACGATACCGTGCCAAGCCGCGGCTGCCCCATCTGGCCGATCATCGACGAGACGATGCGGCGGATGGCGTTCTGCAAGTACTCGTCGGAGATCATATCACCGCCACCTGGCTCGACGTGTCGGTATTCTTGGCCCGCACAGTCTGCGAGAAGCCGCTGCTGAAATTGATGGTGCGCGTGATCGAATCCACAAAATAGCGCTGATCCCACCGTGTGCCGGTGCCTACCAGCCTGATCGGCGTGCGCGGCGAGATTGTCAGTATCCCGGGCTGGCGAAACTCGATCACCCGCTCGTGCTGGGTAAGGTCTTCGAGGATCGCATTCGCCTTTACCTGCGCCTGCGCTTTCGTCAGGTTCGGATAGACGTAGACATATCGCTGCGGCTGCGACCCCTTCGACCCGCCGCCGGTCTTCTTGGCGGTCGCCTTGTAGTTCCGGGCGCTCTGCTGGTTCCAGCTTACGACATCGACCTCGATGTCCTTGGCAATCAGCAGCGAGCGCGACAGACGCAGGTCTTCCACGTTCACCCGCGGCGATGG